AGCACATCGTCGGCCTCTAAAGTAGACATGCAGCTATACTCATACGTCTCCTCTACATACTGACGAAGTGCTGGGTATGTAAGAGGCTTGCGTTTGCCCTTACGGTTGGCCTTGTAGGTCTCTAGCACCCCCTTCCGCCAGTTCTGCTTGTGCGACAGGGCGATGAGGACTTCCTCAGCCTCCAAGACCTGCTTGAGGTCTGCTACCCAGCAGTCAAACTTCTGCCGAGCCTCTCGGAAGTCGCTGTGGAGGGTCCACATGTCGTCCCCCCAGTCATATGCTTGCTCACACGAGGCCGTGACCTCATACAGTACTACGTCTCCATCAATCAGTGCTCTCTTCTTCATCCTGATAACCTCCTCCCTTCATAGCTGATCGCGCAATCTCTACGAGACCAACGCAAGCGTGGTATGAACCGGCATATGAGATCGTCATATCCTCGGTCTTTTGTGTCTTTTGGGCCGCTCCCAAGAAGATCATCTCATCAAACCGTTCCTGAAGCTCCTTGATCATATCTTCAGTCGGTGTAAATCGCAGATCACTCATACAACCCTCTTTAGTGCTCGGATCCGTCGAATGACGGACTCCCTCATAGCAGAACGAATCGGAAAATTATAGTAGGAAACAGCAAGTTGGGCCTGCTTTTTCTTTTCAACCATATACGGTATGAGTTTGGATAGACAGTTGCGTGCTTTCTTGCCATATAAGCTCCATTTAAACACTGTTCTACCTGACTTAGTAAGTCTGGACTCTACAGCACACGTACCGCCGAACAGGGAGTGCAGCGTTTCGATTGTGATGCGAGAAGTAGACTGTACATCTAGACGAAGGGTGCCGTTGTGTATCGTGATGCACCCTTCGCCGTCGATCAGCCCTCCCGCCCAGGCACGATTAGTGAGTCTCTGCCCAATTGCGGCCAACTCGATACTCTCCATCGAGGGGGCACCTGAACCCAAGATTGGTTCCGGCATATACGATGGATTGAACCGCAAGTAGTCCGACATCATCTGCTACGTCCTCTTGAGCCTGTAACTGGATCTCGTCATGGATGTGTGCAACTTGCATTACTTCCTGTCGGAGATAGCCACGGCTCTTGAGATGTTTGTGAAGTAGGCACGTTGCCTCCTTCATGGCGATAGCCCCAGCAGATTGGAGGAGCGTGTTCAAAGCAGAGTGCTCGGATCTGATCCGAAGTTTTCTGCCGTCGATACCAATCAAGTGATCTTGAGTCTGGAGTCTGTACTTGATTCCGTCAAGAACTTTCTTAAGAGCAGGAATGCGAGAGAAGAAGGTAGCCTTCATCTCTTTACCTTCCTGCCTGCCGCCGCCAAGGATCTTGCCGATCTTCTCATCGCCAGCACCGTAGCACAGGGCGTAGATGAAAGTCTTAGCCTGATCCCGTGTGGGCAACCCGGCTGCTTCCTGGTTGACTGTGTGAATGTCGCCACTGAGGATCTCCTTAGTGTAGGCACCGTCATCAAACGGGAAGGTGTAATGGGCAAGGCACCGTAGCTCAAGTTGACTGGCGTCCACGCCGACCAGCCGATGGCCGAGCGGGACCGTGAACAGGGCACGGCACCTGTCGCCCCACGGAGCGCCCACACGGGGCACCTGAGCGACGTTGGGTCCACTGTGCGTGCATCGGCCCGTCACGGCCCCGCAGGGGTTCACGCGCCCATAGATGCGCCCGTCGCGCTCCAGCAGCATCCACGCCGCGTCGCCGTCAGCTAGCTGGCCGAGACGCTTTGCTACCGTGAGATACTCGACCATCAGCTTGGCCTCAGGGTAGTCTAGATCCTTGAGAACAGCCTCGTCCACCTTTGGCTTGCCCGTATCCGTGAACACTGTAGGCTCCCAGCCGTAACGGTCCTTGAGTCCCCTAGCGATCTGGTCACGGGAGCCTGGGTTGAACGGGATCTCCCGTTGTCTAGGCGGCCCTGCGATCAGGATGGTGCGGACATTGGACGGCGCGTCCTTCTTCCTCTCGAACTGGCGACCATCGAGAGGGTTGGTGTAGTAGGAAGGCGTCTTCATCTTCACTACTTCAGGTGGGAACATCGACTCCAGCTGGCGACGCAGCCTGTCTTTCTCTTCCAGAAGATCCGCATGCAGGTGCCTAGCGCCTTCGACGTTGAAAGCGAACCCGTTTTTCTCTTGTTGAGAGATGATCTCGGCGAAGTCGTGTTCCCGAACTACAGGGGACTCGTGAGGATCCTCCTTCTCGATCCTCTGCCACAGCGCCTGTGTGACCCTTACGTCCTGCTTGCAGTAGTCGGCCATCTCCGGTGTGAACTCATCCCATGAGCCCTCCTCGGCGAAGTCACCCTTGAGGATACCCAGTCTGACACCCCACGCCTTGAGGCTGTGCTTGCCTGCCAGCTTGGTGGGGAAGTCTAGACGAGCGAAGTCCTCGTTGGCAATGTCAGGCCACAGCATCCTGCACATGACCAGTGTGTCCCTGACTACACCCTCAGGCTTCCACCCAGGGTAAAGACGCTGGATCGCACGGATATCAAAGCTCTGGATGTTGTGCCCAACGATGACATCTGCTAGTCGCAGACGCTCTAGAGCTTCCTCTGTAGGAAGGATCTCTGGCTCGCCGCCGTTCTCCGCAAGTGCGATGCAGTGAATCGTCTTGAGGCCCAGCAGCGTGCGGAAGTCTGAGATCGTGTTCGTCTCAATGTCGAAGATGACGGTATTCATCAGCTTGACTCCCCAGGAACATCAACTACCTCAGGTGCGACCCACTCAGACAGGCGACCACTCTGAATGTCGTAGTCCAGAGTTGTCGCAATCCCAGTGTGACCAGAGTAACGGTTCTTCAAAACACGCATGGACATTAGGTTGCTCGTGCTCTCGTCCTGCTGATTGCGCTCACACCCGATCACGGCGTCAGACAATTGAGCTATGGCGTGGCTACCACGAAGCTGAGACAAGCTAGTCGTCCCGCCCTCTTCGTGTGACCGACCCTCGGGCCTGCGTAGGTGCGACACTAGCATCAGGTGAATGCCCGTCTCCTCACACAGCGACCTCAGCTTCGTCATGACGTTGTCGATCATGCGGCGCTCATCACCGTCCTCCAAGGCGCTCACCACAATCGACAGGTGGTCGAGCACTACATACCTACACTCCATCGCACGGGCCATGTAGCGCACACGACTGAGCAGGTTCGACGGATCGATGGATCCCCAGTGGTCATACAACACAAGGTTGCCGCCACCTACTGTAGCGTCAAACGCCATGCGCTTGGACTCGTCCGTGATCTCACGCTCTTCCCAGAAGTACGGAGGCACATTGAGTTCCAGACCCATGATGTTCTCAGAGGTCTTGCGGATGCTCTCCTCTAGAGCAATGTAGCCCACCTTCTCACCTTGCTTGATGAGGTAGTAGGCAATCTCTCTGGTGATGCTGCTCTTGCCGATGCCTGTGCCTGCCGTCAGTGTCACAAGCTCACCACTACGCATGCCAAACAGCTTCTTGTTCAGCCCGTCCCACGGGTACGGGAGGGAGCGACGAGCATCCTTCTTGATGATCATCTCCCACACTTCCTCGCCAGGGACGACACCGTCAGGACGATAGCTCTTCGCTCCGTAGATGGAGTCAACTAGCTCTCGAACCTCTCCATTCAGGATGCACTCATTGGCATCCTTACGCGGAAGACTGGAGACGATCTTGACCTTGCCTGGGCTGAGTTGCTGTGCTGCCTCCAGCGCCGCTGCTCGACCCTGAGCATCCTGGTCGAAGCACAGGATCACGCTCTCGAAGGACTCCAGCCACTCCAGGTTCTTGGCAATGATCTTGGAGGCCGACTTGGCCCCGTTCGGGATGGACACCACGGGCCACTTGAGGTTGAAGCACTGCGACAGGCTCAGTGCGTCAATCTCACCCTCGGTGATCGTCACCATCTTGCCGCCATCACGCCACAGGTGTGACCCGTAGAGGCCAGCCTTGTCAGGGTCTCCAACCCACCTAAACGTCTTGTCTTGGAACCGCAGCTTCTGCGCCACTACGGTCCCCTGTGCATTGCAGTAGTTCGCAACCTGGACAGGACGGCCCTTCCAGGTGCCCACGCCATACTTCCACTTCTTGCATGTCTCTTCGTCCAGCCCACGCTTGGGCAGTCCTGAGACTTGGTAGTCAATCAGATCAGTCATCTCTTTCTCCTTCTTTACAGGCGGCAGTTCGTCGCCGCGTTCGTAGTACTCACAACCAAAACAGTAGCCGTGCCCGTCACCATACCGAGCGAGATTGTCTCTGCTCCCACATTTCGGGCAGGGCTCGTGCCTGAGGAACTCCATATACCTCCAGGTAAATGCAGGGTATATCGGCAAACTCCTTCGACATACGTGCGCCTACCAACTGGTCATCGTCTTTCCAGACGACACCGTTGAACACATCGAGTGTCTTGAAGTAGTTGTCGATGTCCCCCCTCGGACTCGTCCGCTTACTTGTCTTGGGCTTGACGACACCAAAGATGACGTAAGCCTCAAGATCGCCACTCAGAGGGAACTCGACCGGCAGTTCCGTCTGATCCAGTAACACTGCCATCTCCTCACGGAACGCAGTGTATCGTTTGCCATAGTATGGCCCGCCCCACCTCGAAAACCTTGGCCTCGAAGCGGGGACGGGAACTATGTCGATCCACAAACGCCAGAGATCACCCTGGCGTCTGATGCGGATCTCAGAAGTCGAAGGGACCGTCGCCTTCTTCGATCTCTTCTTCCTGCTCTTGCTTGCTTTCGCCACTGCTAGTGAATCCCTCTTCCTTGGAGAACGACCACGACTCAGCACCGCCGCCGCCAGAACTCTTGAGTTCGATCACCTGCACTGCCTTAAGACGCAGCGTGACGCCAGTGCCCGCCATGGCGGTGCTGTATGGCACCACCTCTGCACCGACCTTGATGCGCGAACCGTTGCCGATGATGTCCGTGCAGGGCTGCAACTGGCTGTCGAAGAGAGCAGGACGCTGCTCCCATCGTTCACCACGCGACTGACCTACAGCACGCAGCTTGAACTTGATCTGGTAGTCACCAGTCGGCTTGCCCTCCTGGTCCGTGTCCTCCTTGATCGGCATCGGAGCCTTCTTGTTGGACTTGCTCTCTCCACTGGAGATGAACTCCTCCAGCTGTGCGGCCAGCAACTTCTTGATGTTCTGCGTCTCCTCCTTATTGAGGATCAGCTTCACACTGTAGCTGCCGTCCTTGTCGAACTTCGTATCTGGCTCGTTGAGGTGCGGCCACAGGGCCGTGCCTACGGGAGTCGTAAAACGCTGATAACGCTTCTTCATCTGTCTCTCCTAATTAAAGTAGTACTTACTACTTAGGACTTCGGAAATGTTGAGCCGCCCACGGTTGGGCAGGCTCGGCAACGATACACCGGAGGGTAACTGGATTGCAAGCTGCTGGGCCAGATTCTGTAGCTGGTCCTGCTCGCCGAAGATATCGACTGTTGCTTCCCTCACACTCTGATGCATCACCTCGGCCTGAGTTGACAGAACACCAATCGAATCATGAATCGTCATGACCGACTGTATTCCGTGACTCTGAGCGAGATTCATGGTATGCCCCAGCAGACCACCAGCCCCGTCGAGGCTGTGGATCCAGTTGGGACAGATGGCGTTGA